CGAGCTCGATTGTGTCTGGAAATTCCTTGACGTTGGGATTGTGCAAGTCAATTCTGATCTGCCAGAACGGCGAACCAGAACAGGAAACAATTTCTATGACAGCCAAACCGAGCGTGCCGACCCCAACGCCCACCAGCGGCGAGTTCTACGTCTTCAACTCCTTCGGCGGCGAGGCCGAGGACGCTGGAACGCCCTACTCGGGGCCGGTTGCGAGCATTCAGTCCGAGCTGGACCTGGGCGGGGCCGTCACAACGCAGGCCGGGGCGGCAGCCGAGCTGGCATCCGGACCGGGGCCTGGCTTTGCCGCCGGACAAAGCACGCTGGATGTGTCGTCAGCGGCGACAACGCCGGATGTGTTCATTCTGGCGGGCGGCGGCTTCGATTTGTGCTCGATCAACACCTCAGCGGGCGGCGGCAACAACATCCTGGACGCTGGGGCGGGGTCCGACTTCCTCACCGGCGGCTCGGGCGACAACCAGTTTTACCTCGACGCCCGCTCGCTGGTTCTGAACCAGTGGGACACCATTTCGGACGGGCACGCCGGCGACGGCATCACCTGCTGGGGCGTCACACCGCAGGATTTCGCCCTGACATGGCTCAATGGCCAGGGCGCGTCCGGCTATACGGGCCTGACCGGGGTTTTCACCGCCTTCGGGAAGCCAGAAGTCGGGGTGACGCTGTCCGGATACACCACCGCCGACCTGTCGAATGGCCGGCTGTCTGTGTCATACGGAAGCACGCCGACCACGAACGGGATTGCGGGGGCAGATTACTTCCACGTTAGCGTCGTCGCGTGATATAGGCGCCCCCGCTGGGCTGGTTATTCTCAAGTGGTTCAGAGAGCGGCGGAAGCGCCGTGCGTGTGGGTTCGAGTCCCACACCAGCCCGGCGGCCCGGCCATGCCCGTTACTTCTTATGATGCTTTTCAAGCAGCTCCGGGTGCGCCTGCAACAACGCAGCGGTCTCGATTTCCTTCCGCTCAGCATCCTCGACCAGCTCATCCTGCATCGGTGCGCCGATGATCTGAGCAACCCGCTTCGGTGAAGCGGCGCCGATTTTAGCCAAGGCGAACGCCAGCTCCCTGATGTCGTGCGAGAACGCCGGGCTGGACGAATGGCTGTCCACGCTGACTTTCGTGTTGTCCAACATGTTTGAGTAAGTGAACGTTATCGGCTGCATGCCCTTGACCGGCGGCTCAAGGGACGGGTCCGGCTCGATGTCCGTTTGAATGGACTGCTCGTTCGGCATCACCCATGCCGTCAGCCGCTGACTGCTCTTGGCGCGCAAGAGGTCGAAAATCACCCCGCCCGCGCACTCAACAGAACGCTCTATTTTAAGGGCCGCATCTAAGTGCCGTGCCGCACCCTGCCGCACCAAGGTGTCTGACTGCCCCTGGCTGCGTACCGACCCCTCGCCTTCTCCCCGCATGATCGGGGGGAACCCACCGATGGTGTCGAACATTCCATTGATCTCGGCGAACGATTTCCAGATGTCGGGCGGCACCTGATCGGCAAGCTTCTCGACTTTCGCGCTGGGGTTGCCGTCTGTGAAATATCCGCCCGGCTTGTTCAGCTTGGCATAGGCGTTCTGGTTGATCGACGTGCTGCCGGTGAAGAACCGGGCCGGGTCTTCCTGCATCCGCAGCATCCGGTTGATGCCGTCAATGCGGTTGTTCAGGGATCGCTGGAGCAGGGCCACGAGGCTAACGAAGCTCACCCCCCAGAAATAGCCGTCCAGCGGCAGGGCGCAGTATTCAACGAAGCCGTGCTGGCCCCTCAGCGGGTTGTCCTCGTTGTAAACCCCCCGCTGGGTGTCAGACCCCTGGGCGAAGGCGTTGAACAGGACATCTTCGCCAAACACGATCTGCTCGCCGAGCATGGTGACCGTTGCCCAGTCATCCTGGGCGTTGTTCCACATCCAGACTTCCTCCAGCGGCACGAGCTGGTCGACAACGGCGGACTGCATCGCCGGCTGGGGGGCGAACAGGTGGGTTACGGTGCCGCCGCCGGTGGCCGGCGAGCTGCCGCCCGCCTGGAACGGGTAAAGGCCGCCAACGATAATCTGTTTGAGCGTGCCGTTGTTGTCCTCCCCGCCGCGGTTTTTCGTCTGGAGGTTGTCGGCTGCCTTCATCAGCGCCGCCTGCTTGGCCGGCGGCAGTCCGGAAATGATCTGGCGAAACCGGCTGCGCGTCGGGAACGTCGAGTGAATGAACGCTTCCTGGCGGGCCAGGCTGGAGACGTTCTCATTGTAGACGCCAAATGATTCGGGCTGGATCAGCCAGCTCTCGAAGCCGCCCCGCGACCACAGAAGCTGCTGTATCGTCTTCCCCTTGACCAGGGACCAGAGGACGATGTCGCTGATATTGTCGTCGATGTTGTTGTTGATGACGTGTTGGAGCAGCCCGGCCGCCGCAGCCGAGCCCTTGGCGCGCTCGGCTGGGCTGACCTGCCCGAAATACTCACATTTGAAGCGCAGACCTATCGGGCTGTAGAGAATGGCCAGGACATCGCGGATGAAGTCCTGTGTTCGCAGAAATGTCTGCGGAACGCCGTTCTCGTCGCCGGTCAGGAACAGATTTCTGAACGCCAAGCCCCGCTGAATGCGCTCCGAACGCGACTGCGAGCACGCGCGGATGATCTCGGAGACGAATTCGGCCCGCTCATTCGGGTTCGATGGGATTCTCATGGTGTGAAATCATACCACGCCAAAATGCAGCCGCCGCACGGGTAAATCACTTTACAAACTCTCCGGTATTCATAATATACGGTCATACGGAAGTTGGCGCTTCCGTATGACCTAACCTCAACCAAGGGTCTGACCCATGGCCAAGGCTGCGGCGGTTAATAAACCGCCTCTCGTAATGCCGCTATTCGATCTTCGTGATATGCAGATCACCCTTATCGGCGATGCCCCACTCATCTGTCATAGCTGGTCAGAGAAGGCCAAAAAGGAAATGCTTGACAAGCAGATGAAGCGGGCAAAGGCAGCAAAGGATGCAAAATCCCCGGAAACGGATTTCCTGGACAGTCTTTACCCCTACCCCGGCGGTGGTTGGGGATTCCCCACAATCGCTTTCAAAGCGGCAGCGGTTGATGCGTGCTCTCATGTTGACGGAATCACCAAAGTCGAGGCACGCGGCGCCTTTCACATTGTCGGAGAGCTGGTCAAACTAGAAGGCGAACCTCGCCCGCGCGAAGACATGGTTCGGATCGGCATGGGAACCGCCGACATCAGATTTCGTGGCGAATTCAACCCATGGAGGACGACATTGCGCATACGGCACAACGCTGGCGTACTTTCTGCCGAACAAATCACCCACTTGTTTACCATTGCGGGATTTGCAATCGGAGTTGGCGAATGGCGTCCCCAGAGAGACGGCATGTATGGGCTTTTCCACGTAAAAAGCACAGGAGACGTTTGATGGCACGCAAACCGACCTATTCCTTTAAGGAAGGATTTTATAAATCGATCCCCGCGCAGGTGGCGGGAGAAGAGATTGAGCGTATCCGCAAAGAGTGTGGAGAGTTCTTTCAACCAGAAACCATCGTGGACGCGGCGCGTCCAGAAGACGCGCCGCTGCATCCGGCATTTGAATGGAACGATGACGTTGCCGCCGAGGAATACCGCAAAGAACAAGCCAGAAAGCTCATCAACCATATCATTATAATTGAGCCAGGGAAGCCGTCAGACGAATGCTTCAGGGCGTTTGTATCTGTGCAAATAGATGCCGGGCATCGCTACACATCAGCAAAATACTCGGCCAACGTCCCGGAGTTGAGGCGATCCATCATCGATCAGTATTTAAATTCTATAGAAGCCCTCCGAGTTAACCTAGCCAGATACACCGAACTGGCCGAAGCAACCGAGGCCCTGCAAACCGCGTCGAAAAAGCTTCGGTCGAAGCGGCTTGAATTGGCCTGATCGGGGCGAGGCGGGGCAAGGCAAGGCAAGGCAAGGCGGGGCTAGGCATGGCAGGCAAGGCGCGGCGGGGCCAGGCATGGCTAGGCATGGCTAGGCATGGCAGGCAAGGCAGGCATGGCAGGCAAGGCAGGCAAGGCGGGGCAGGCATGGCCAGGCAAGGCATGGCGGGGCAGGCTAACCCTTTCTGGAAAACGGTGCTGGATCATCGGCAATGACGCGATGATTCGGCACCGGACTGCGAGCACGCGCGGATGATCTCGGAGACGAATTCGGCCCGCTCATTCGGGTTCGATGGGATTCTCATGGTGTGAAATCATACCACACCACGAGATTTCGGGCAGTAACGGGTACTACTCCGCGATTACTGTGTGCGCGGGGATCGGCGACGAACCCGCCGGCCGGTGCCTCAAAATCGGCTCGATCAGTGAGCCGGCGTCGGCTTTGAACTGCGCGGCGGGCGCTCCGGCGTCCGTCGCGCGCTGCCCGTAAATCGGTGACAAATCCACCTTGGCGGATCGCGTCTTCGGCTTCTGTGCGCCGCCCCAGAAGCCATCGGCCTGGGCTTGGAGATGGGCCGGCAGCTTGGGCGCGGTGCTCTCACCGCCGCGATAGATCGCACCGGGACGCGAATGATCCTGGATGTCCGTCATCTGATGATCGGCCATCGCGATTTCCATGGACCGATCATAGGCAGAGACTTGCACATTGGCACCCGTGACAGCCGGCGCCTTGCCGCCGGCCACGTCCATCGGAATGTCCGGCACAAACGACGGCTTGGCCTTGCCGCCGCACGACTTCTTCGGGCAGCGCGGCGTCTTCACCTTGGCCGGGTCATCCGTGACACGCACCACATGGAACCGCGTGGCGCACGCCCTGCACCTGAACCAGTGCTGGTAGCGAGGGCGATCGGTCAAAGCACCATGCCGGGATACAGATACCCTTCCGGCAGGCGCCAGCCGGTTGGCTCGCCGCCGATTTCCTCGCGCGACACCGGATCGGACCAGAACCCAACCGGCTTCCAGCCCCGGTCAATGCGCCGGCGGGTGACCCGGTAGCGTGCGTAAATCGGCTTGTCCGGAATGTGCGTGGTGTAGTGCAGCTCAACCAGCGTGCCGTCGCGCGGCGCCGTCGCTATATCCAGCCACGACACATCAGGCGCAGGCGGAGCCTTTGCCACTGGCGTTTCCACCATGGGAGCGGCCATCTCGCCCTCGATCGTAGCATGATCATGTTTCCTCGGTGGCATTGGCTTCCCTCCAGCGGGCTACCATGTCCCGCGCGCTGACGATGCCTACCGGCAGGGTCTGATCCTGCACAACGTAAATCCCCTCGGGGTCATCCATCAACTGAATCAGCGCGAAGCTCAGGTCCGGATGCGATACGTAACGATCCCCCACCGGACTGGCCCAGGCCGGGCGCACGTGATTGACCGGCATTCTCTTGATCATAACCCAGCCACCCCTGAAATTCCCCCGCCCGCTCGCGAACCAGCAGGTCCGGACAGCGGTGCAACAGCAGCGAAAGCGCTGTCGTCGACAGATAGTTCATGCGGATCATCGCGCCTGGTTTGAATCCTCATCGCGAGAGGCGAAATACGCCTCGACATCCTTCTGAAACCCCGGCTTGTTGCCGCAAAGCTCAACAACGCCGTCAAGGTTGCGCCGGATATCGGTGACCGGATTGTATTTCCACTTTCGCAATATATCCCACCGCGACACGTAGCCCCGCTTCGCCTTGGCCCCATGGAAAGTGTGCTCTATGACCGAGGCGGGCAGATACCCAATGCGCTCCCCGATGAAATGCCGCCCCCTGGCCTGCCACGAAAGCTGCGAGGCGGTGAATTCGGGGCTGATATCCGCCGGGAATGTCTCTGTCACCCGGCCCAGAAGACCAAGGCTCATATTGTGATCCGCTGAACCGAGGATGGCGGCATCATACAGCCCGCCGACCCGCTCGACAATTTCCCTTCTGACGGCCCAGCAGTAGCCGGGGTGGCCAAAGGTGTAGCCCTTGCGCCAGGTGGGGAAGATCGGACGGCCCTGAACGAACAGGGCCGCGAAGCTGGTGTGAACATCCAGAATTTCACCACGCGGCCCAAGGTCGAGCGCTGTTTCCCACGGCTGAATCACGCTGTACTGCTGGAGAGCGTGAATAATGTCCAGCGGCCACGTCGGACACCGGAACATGACATCAGCATCGATCCAGGCGATATATGCCGCGTGCCGCGGCAGCCGGGACAGGCCGATGTTAATCAGGCTCTCCTTGTGGAAGCAGATCGTGGTGTGCCTCACCCCGACAAAATTGATGCGCGGGTCAATGTGCTCAAAGTCAAATGCCCGATCGCCAAGGGCGCACTCAACCAGGGTGAGACTGACACCGGCCGCAAGCTGCTGCTCGCAGAACGCCTTGGTCAAACGGATGCGGGAGGCAAATCGCAGCGGGTTGGAGACGACAGCCACAACATGAAGCTGTGACGCCACAAATGACATCGCGGGCGATCCTTCGGCCGGATTTGACGGGAAGCAACTCGCACAATGTTATATTGCAAGCGCACAACCGCGGCAACGCCCATAAAGAGTTTCACCAGACCGGAGCATGACATTGCCGATGATCCCCCTTCTCATCCACCTGCTGATCGTTTTTCTCGTCCTCGGACTGGTCTACTGGATCGTTGTCACCATTACCAACGCGATCCCCGGCGTGCCGGCGGTTTTCCGCCAGGTAGCCCTGGTCGTGTTCCTGATCATCCTGTTGCTGGTGGTGCTACAGGAAATCCTGCCGCTGGCCGGGCTGCGGTGGGGCGGCTACTGACCGCCGACATGCCTGACGGCTTCAGAGCAGGCCCCTCTTTTCCATGAAGGTGCGGGGCGGCGGGGCGTCCATTTCCTGATCCGCGGCGACCATGATGTTGTAGATCCGCCGGTTGAGCGCATCGGCGATCGGCGACAACTCGCCGCTTTCCTTCGCCCGCGCGGACTGGTACGTGATGCCCTGGGCTATCAGGCCGCCGCGGACGTTCTCGACCCATGTCGAGTTGGCCAGCGCCAGGGCGAACGTGCGGTCATCGCGCAGCCTGCCCGGCGCTGACGCGCCGATGTCGATCTTGCTGTGATCGTCAACGACATCAGCCATTTCCTCCAGCAGCGGGATGGATCTGATCTCCAGCAGGCCGGTGACAAAGGCATCCCGCAGGATGTTCATCGTGTGGTACTTGATCCGCTGGCTGACCACCGTGTTGTACTGATAGCCGGGGCCGGGGCTGTCTATCCGCCTGTACAGATACCAGCTTGCCGCGCCGAGGAAGTCATCAAAATCGAAGTTGCTGGGCGGGGCATTCTCGGAACGCTTGGGCCGCGAGGGATCGTCCTCCCTCTTGCGCTGGATTTCCCGCTCGGCCGCCTGGCGGATTTCGGTCTGGTAAAGTTCCGAACGCATGCGCGTGCGCAGATCATCGAAGCTTTGCATCACCGCAGTTCCGATGCCGCCCGTCAGATCGATGTTGATCCGACAGTTTTTGTATTGCCCGGCGAGGTAAGCCAAAATCCAGGCGCAATGGCGAGTCTCGGGGATGCCATCAGCCCACTCGGCAACCTGAACCATCTTGTCCGCGAAGACACGCCAGACCGACACACAGTTGCCCGTGACGAAACCATAACCCCGCCGGCGCGCTACAAACGCCCCGGTCGGGACCGTCACGCACCAAACCGGTCCGGCATAGTGCTCAAGACCCTGAAATTCTATCCGCCGATGATCTCTTTTTGATAAATGTATAATCCATTGTAAATTTCCGGACGACGGGTCAATCTGAGACCCCTTGGTGGCGCTCCAGCCACAACGTATTGCAAGTTCCTGGACATCATCAGCAAGACCTTCGCCCGCACCCGGACAAACCTTTGACCAAACCGCATCGCGCGTTGCCCAACTGCCGTCACCTTCCAAGATCCCAGTGAAAAGCGCATCCGCTTGCTGTTGAGACGTTTCAGTCAGAAGACTGCGAGGTATGCGACGATCTTTTTTTAAGCAAACCTGGCCCGGCAGCCAGCGCATAAATTGCGCTGCCACCCTGCTGCCGATGCGAATGGTTATTTTCTCTGTTCCCGCTTCAGTCTCAGGGGTTTTGATTATCGAAGCGTCGGGCGCCAGCCTGGAAAACACCTCCTCCATCGCCGCAGAAATATTAATGCCTGCCTTGTTCGTCACTCTTGCTTGCGCAAGCACAATGTATGGTCGCACATGCTTTTGGCTTTCCCTTGGACCGCCAATTACCGGCTCAGACTGAGCAATGAAGCCATCACTCAGTATCCACCCCAGGGCTCTGCACATGTCCAACGTCAGGCCTTGAATGCCTTGGCCACAAGGCGCACGAGAAGACGGGACATGAATGAACGCCCGCCCAGACTGCGCAAGCTCTTCAGCCGTGCAAACCGTCCAGCCTGTGATTTTTGTGTATCTGTAGCCATGCTTATAGCGATGAACCATGCGATGGTCAGCAGTGGCCAAAATATCCACGCCGCGGCCCGCAAAACGATAAAGAGGTTCGTCTACATTCCGGCGGATTACGCGCTGGACCGGGCCGTACGCGTAGCTGCCGGTGTCGCAATCAAAGCAAACCGCCTCATCCCCAACGACAACCTCATCGTGACGCTTCCAGCCTGCCTTGGTCAGAATTTCGGTCTCTTGGTCCAGACAGTGATGATTGGATAGCTCACTGCGTCCCCCCGCCGGATCGCAGCCAATGACATAGACGCCTTCCGGGTTCGGGTATTCCCACACGCGCAGCTTGATCCGCTCTGTCCGGATATCCTGTGTCAGCGCCTCCACCCGGCAGAGGTGGTATTCGTCGGCAAGGTAGAATTCGTACGCCTTGTAGCCAAAGCCGCCGTCCTCGACGCCGCCAACGGGGGCGGAGCGGATTTCATCGATGCGGGCCTGGACGCGCTTGGGGCCGAAGAAGCTGACGCCGCTTTGCACGAACGCTTCATCAGCCGTGTAGGGCTGATTCTGCGCCATGTCCGTTTCGCCCGAATTGGGGCGCGTCATCTCCATGCGATACCAGGCCAGTTGCTCCATGCTGATATCGAAGTCGTAGAGCCGCTTGACCGCTACTATCCGCTCGGTTTCCTCCGGCGTCGGCGGAGCGGTGCCGAACCTCTTGAACCGGCGATCGGTCTGCGGGATGCGCTGGAGGTCGTGCGACCACCAGCCGACGAAGATGCAGCGAGACGAATGCTCATCCGCCATCGCCGCCTCCCACATGTCGCGCCAGTGGTTGTTGCCGTGAGCCGTGGATTCAAAGATGTAGAGCGCGCGGGGATTTTCCGGCGCCATGGAGTGCCGGAAGGACGATATGCCTTCCTCCCTGCCGTACGAAGCCGTTTCGGTGAGGTGTCCAACGACATAGCCCTCACCCTCGCCCCAGGCCGACTTGTTGCCGGCGGTGAGCATGTCGAGGCGGGACTTGTTGGAAAAGGTGAAGCCAAACTGGTTGTCCTTCGCCCCGTATTTCTTGTCCAATGAGAACGATTTTCCCATGAACTTTGACAGGGAGTTGACATAGTTGCGCACCGTCTCGCGGTTCTTGGCGTAGTTCTTCGGGCCGTCCGAAACGAGGCAGGCGATGGTGTTGGGGTGATAGGCGAGCCAGAACAGGATGATGGCGATGGTGATCGTCGTCACCCCGAGCTGGCGGGATTTCAGAATGTAGAAGACGTGGATGTCATCTTCCAGGCCCTGACAAATCTGCTCCAGAACCCGGCTTTGAGAGGTCCACAGAGTGAGCGGCACGCCAGTCCCGTCGATATCCTCCGACGTGTGCTTCGACTGGATTCTGATTTCCTTCAAGTACCTCCGGAATAACTGGAGCCACTTGGGTTGTTTGGGTTTCGTCACGGTCATGCGAGACGTGATACCGCATCACGGGCTGATCCGTCAGCAGGGGATCGCAGTCACGGCACCACGTCTGCATCGTCGCCGGGACGGCGCGGAACCACTCGGCGGTCCCGCACGCGCAACAGACCATCACAGGTCAAGAGCCTTGTAGTCCGCGATCACGCGGTCAAGCACACTGTCCCAGTCGCCGAGCGTCGGCTGGCGGTAGATGCGCATGGACGGATACCAGGGCGTTCTGTCGCCACGCATGCCCCAGCGCCAGCAGCTATCGTAACGATTAAGCAGCCAGGTGGGGACGCCCATGGAGGCGGCCAGATGGGCAACCGCGGTGTCGACGCTGATCACCAGTTTCAGATCGGCGATCTTCTCCGCCGTCTCCAGCCAGTCCTCGGTGTCCAGATCCTCCTGCTGGAGCGAGCGGTGATAGGGGATGGCGTCGAGCAGGCGCTTGGCCACTTCCGGCCACAACGATCGGCGCTGATCCACGGCATTAGCCAGGGGCTCGCTGTAGCGAGCCCCGCCATGCCAGCAGATGCCGACCTTGCCCTTGCCGGGGCGGATATAGAGGCCGCCGCCGAAGTCGACGGGCGGGGGGCACGTCTCCTGGGTGGTGCCGAACAGCAGCGGCAGGGACATCAGGCTCGTCTGTTCATCCCATGGCGGAAGCTGATCGTTCGGCAGCGGACGAACCTGATCTTCCATCTTCGGCGCCACGAATATCTCAGCCGGCAGGCATTTGAACAGCCGTTGCAGACCGCCCTGGGTTTCCAGAATCAGATGCGAGGCAACCTTGGACAACTCCACCGCGTAACGGCAGAACTGGATGCTGTCACCGTAGCCCTGCTCTGAGCGCAGCAGCACCCGCTTGCCACGCAACCCCTCCAGATCGCCCTGGTAGAGCGGCTGGCCACGATACCACCACGGCGCCACGGGCGTCGGCAGGGACCAGCGGTGTTCAAAGCCCCGCCATCCCTCCAGCCAGTTGCCCATGCGCAGATGCGTGGCACCCAGCGCCACCCTGGCGAAGATGTTG